CCGTTCACGGCGTAATGCATCCAAATGCCCTTTGACATCTTCAAGGGATGCGGTCTTTTTTACCTCTAGAACTTGTGAGGCTTGTCCAAGGTCCGCCTTTTCTTTATCCCGTAAAATTCCAAAAGTAATACCCAAAGCCCCTGACGGTATCTTCCCCGCTTCGGCTTGTTCAATGATTTTTTGCAGTACTACCTGACTCGCAATTGAGTTTAGCCCTTGGGTCAAATTTTGAGCACCGTCAATTGCGTTCTTTTCCCGCTTCAGAATCACGGCAACGGTTTCAGTAGCTACCTTTTCCCGCTTGGATATGGAAAGGGCTGAAGCACCGCTTGCAAGGCTTTGAGCTATTCGGGCGTATTTGTCAGGCTCCTTGTTGTATAAATTGTCCGCCGTGTAAGTACTCGGGCAAATGTCACCGCCATCTAGATTGGCGGGTAAATTGTCAGGGATATTTGCTTTTCTCGGGCGGGTTGTTGGCATCGGTGTAATATAGAAAAAATTAAAAGAAAAAAGACCGTTTTTGGTTCAGGCTCCCGTTCACCTCCCGCCGTTCGGGCATAAAATGGGGCTCCCCGTGGCACCGTTTGTCATAAATCGCATAAATAGTTTTGTAAGTCGTTGGTAATCAGTAAATCCAACTCCGCACAATATACATTATGTCTAATCGTTGTGCTCCTTGGGGGGCGGGGGGGGTGTCCGTTTTCCCGCCTAGCCACCGCCGGCATCGATTAGCTCATATAAAAAAATTTTGCAATTGCAATGGCACATTTTTTTGGTACAGTTTGAATATGCTAACTTGGACCAACCATCCTTTGTTACCCATTCCGACCAAACAAGAAATGTTAGATATGGGTGAAGATCGGTTATTAGAGTTTCATAAGTTAAGGGAAGAATCTATACAGAAAGAAAAAGATGATCCTTATAGGTTTGGGTATGAGCCTAAGAATTGGGGCCTATTGGATGAGGCATTAAAAGATCATTCTGAAGTTTTACTTATGGGAGGTAACCGGGCGGGTAAAACTGAGGCAATGAGTAAGCGGGTAGTGGAATGTGTCGTTAACAACCCCAATACAATTGTTTGGTGTCTTACCGAGAATATGCAAAATAGCATTCAGGTACAACAGAAAGCTATATATAAGTATTTACCTAAAGAGTATAAGAATTTGGGGCGGTCTAAAGTTGGGTATGTCGTATTTAGCCTTCGTAATGGTTTTACGGCCGGCAAGTTTTCATTACCTAACGGTAGCCAAGTAATATTTAGAAATTGGTCCCAAGATATTACAACGGTAGAGGGTGGTGAGATCGGTGTACCAACATGGGAGAACGGGGTTGCTGAAGGTACCCATAATATAGGATTTTGGGCGGACGAACTTATACCTTTATCTTGGTTAGAAACATTAAGGTATAGGCTTATAACAAGAGGAGCAAAGGGGCTGATTAGCTTTACTGCCGTGACCGGGTGGAGTCCCACGGTAAAGTCTTTACTAGCGGGAGCTACTACTACTAAATGGGCAAAAGCCGAGTTATTAGATAACGAAGCCGTACCTTTAGTTCAGCAACCATTACGGAAAGCAAGTTCGGTGGTATACTTTCACACCGCTGAGAATGTCTATGGTGGTTGGGAGCACATGAAGAAACAACTAGAGGGTGAGAGTAGAGACACAATTTTATGTAGGGCCTACGGTGTACCAACTAAGAGTGCAGAGACGGTCTTCGCAAAATTTACCGATAAGAATATCATTGAGCCTGAAGACATCCCGATATTGAGTAATCCTGAAAGTAATCCCGCTATATGGATAACATCTATTGACCCCGCCGGTGCAAAGCCTTGGTTTATGCTACATATAGGTATAGACCCGCATGGGGTCTATTGGGTGGTGGACGAGTTTCCTTGCTTTTATGAAGAGGGAGTTTGGTACGACCCCGCCTCGGGTGACCATGGTAGGAGTGGTGAGGGAGCAAGGTCTAATGGTTTTGGTATAAAAGACTACGCTCGGGTTATTCAGGATATGGAAGAGGGTAGGGATGTTATGAGATACATCGACCCGAGGTTAGGTTCTGCAAGTTATGCGAGTGCAGAGGGCACCTCTAACTACATAGATGATTTGACTGATGCGGGTATAGTGGTTCATCCCGCTGAAGCCTTAGACATTGAAACGGGTATACAATCTATACAATCTTTATTGGCGTGGGACCAAGATAAAGAACTATCTGCGAGTAACCAACCTAGACTTATGGTATCGTCTCGTTGTCGTAATCTTATTCTATGTATGGAGAATTGGCCCGCAGATGGAACTTTAAAGCATCCGGCTAAAGACCCTATCGATTGTCTTCGGTATGCTTGTATAATGAACCACGAATATTATGACGATAGTGATATGGTGGCAACGGGAACGGGAGGATACTAATGGTAAAGGGTGCGGTAAAAGAACAAGTAGTTGAACTACTAGAGGTGGGCGTAAGACCCACCCATATAGCAAAGGAACTAGGGATAAGTCGTAATACGGTGTATCGAGTTAAGAAAGAACTAAAAGAAGGTGGTAATGTTATGGATGCCACGGTAATTAAACTTGTACCAAATGAACGATTGTTTCTAGCAGAGGTAGCGGGTAGGTTAGTTAGGGTAGTTAAAAGAGTAGATATTAGACCCAAACCGAGGAGTACGGTGAGGGTGCATAAAGTTAATAATGATCTCTACCGATTGGTCTGAATCCCAAAAGGAACGGACGGATAGGATAAACACCCTACTAAACTATATGTGTTGCAATGCTTCTTTAATAGAAAAGGAAACGGGTAGGGTCCCGCAGTATAGTTTAGACGAGATTGCTGACTTTTGTGGTTGCGATGTTATGGCAATTAAAAAAATAGAAACTAAAGCTTTACGCAAGCTCCGGTCTAAAAATCCTAAATTAAAGCTATACTTGCCCGAATGAAAAAAAAGAGAGGTCTGTACGATAATATGAACGCTCGTAAGAAGAGTGGTACAAGTCGCCCTAAATCAAAGTCTACTATATCTAAAAGTGCCTATGCTAATATGAAGCGTGGGTTTAAAAAGAAGTAATGCCAAAGCCCTCAAAAGGTAAACGGTTCGTAAAAGTAGTTAAGGACCGCAAGACCGGTAGAACTCGGAAAGTATCGTATGGCCAATCGGGCAAAGCCAAGAAAGGTGGGGATCGCATTAGGCCGGGTACTAAGAAGGGGGATGCGTATTGTGCCCGTTCCGCCGGCATTAAGAAATGTAAGAAACCACCTTGTGCTAACACTTTGTCTAGGAAAAAGTGGAAATGTCGGGGTAAGAAAAGTATGCGATGAGTAGTGAATATGAACATAAACCTCGGGTCTTTGCAGAAGAACCCGACATAGTAGAGTTAAGGGATGACTTCAATCGGGTCCGTGATGACCTCGGTTGGTGGATAACGAGGGCGGATGATAACCGAAATGTTCGTTTCAACTTGTGGCCTAACAAATCCGAGGACGGGCGTAAGCATGGAGAAGATGCATGGCCTTGGGATAATGCTAGTGACTTAGAGATATTTCATACAGACGGTTTAATAAACCAATCCGTTGCTATGTTAAAGAGTGCATTAAAGAAAAGTAACTTGATAGCTTCACCGATAGAGTCTAATGACATAGCTTCGGCATCTTTAGTGACACAATTTTTAAGGTGGTTAATGTTCAGCCAAATGGATGAACTTAACAAAGAGGCAGAAGTCCTAGCTAACCATATCTTAGAAAAAGGTATGGGTATATTAGGTGTATATTGGAAAAGGGAAGTACAAAAAGTATACCGTCCTTTAACTATGATGGACCTAATGCGTGATCCTAATTTAACTTTAGCGGTTGAGAACGGTGATTTTATTACTGCCTCTGATATAATGCGTAACAATAAGCCCGACATATCTGACCCCGACTTGCCTACTAAAATAGAACAAGCGTTCAATGGTGAGTCGGTAGAGATAACGGCGAACGAGATTATATGTAACCGTCCCTATTTGCAGACATATGAACTAGGCCGAGATATACTAATTGATTCTAATGTCATGGATTTACAATCCGCCCGAAGTATCTATTGTCTGCATTACTTCACTCCTGAAGAACTAAAAGGTAAAATACATTCAGACGATTGGGACGAAGACTTTGTAAACAATGCTATAGAAGTGTTTACGGGAGATCAGCCCTCCGTTCGTCAAACTCACCCACACATTTTTCCTACCCGAGATGTGGAGATGTTACAAAACTACGATGGTTTAATCGAGATAGTTTGTGCATATCGTAGGGAGGTGGACCAAAACGGTGTACCCGTTATGTCTATGACTTGTTTTACCGAGCGTGGGGATGACGATTCTTATGCCGTACATCAGGTTATAAAGACCCATCCCGCACATTATCCTTTCGTTGCTTTTCCGAGGGAGCGTATTAGTCAAAGGTTGTTTGACTCTAGGGGTTGGCCTGAACTACTTCGTGGCTACGAGCATGGTATTAAAACCGAGCGTGACTCACGCCGTGATCAAGCAAGCCTCAGTACGGTACCACCGCTAGAATATATGGTAGGCCGTCAGCCGGCCATGATCGGTCCGGGTGCTAAGATTCCGGTGCGTAGGCGTGGTGAAGTAGGCTATATGGAAACACCCCGCCCACACCCCGCATCTACTGAAGTTGAACAAAGCATGATAATGCAGAGTTACAAACTTACGGGTAGACCTACTGACGAAGCTGATGCAGTAGGTGCTAATGTATATACCCAAGACATGGTAGACAAATGGCTACATGGTTGGAAAGAAGTTATTAGTCATGTATGGCGTTTACAAAAAGCTTACGGTGATGACAAGATATGGTTTCGTGTTACCAATAACCAAGACGGTGCTGAAATAATAATGGATGCTACGGGTAATCGTTATGATGTTGACCTAACTTGGAACACAATAAATGCGGATGAAGAGAAACAAGCCATGAAGTTGGAGAAACTTGGAACTATATTGGCTCAGTTTGACCGTAGTGGGCAAGTAGACTTTGGTGAGTTTGCTAGAATATTCGTAGAGTCTATGGACCCGAACCTAGCGACTAGGTTGTTAATACCTAAAGAAGTAGCCACTCAAAAAGAGGAAGAAGAAACCTCGGCAGACATTGCTAAGATTGCTTCGGGTCAGGTTGTTAACATACCGCCTAATGCTAATGCTCAACTTAGGATGCAAGTCATTCAAAATTATTTACAAGGGACTGAAGAGATCCCGGCTCAAGATGTACAGAAAAGACTAGAGGAGGACGAAGGTTTTCAGGCTAGGTTAAAGACATATATGGGTCAGCTTCAGCAAATAGTACAACAACAAAAGAACGCTCAGACGGGTCGGTTAGGTACACCTCCGGGTAATATGCCTCCGACCTCAATGGTATGACATTAGAAAACGCAGTACAAAGATTAAAGAGTTCAGACGAGTTCAAGACCGTTTTAACGCACTTGACAACTACCCGAGAGAACGCCCTAGATGAGTTTAAACGCCCTGAGACTATTGAGAACCCACAAGCATTAGCCAACTTGGCGGGTAAGATAGAGATGATCGATACTATACTTATTGAATTGGGTGGACCTAGCTACCCAAATGCCGAACACTAATAAAGAAGACGGCGTATATTACGAGCAGTTGTTTATTACTGAAGCCCTTAAAAGAGGGTTAGCAGTATGTGATACCGTTGGTGATGCGTTACCTTACGATGTAGTAGTAATGGATGGAGCTAAAAGTTGGCGTGTTCAGATAAAAGGTACTAAAGGTGTCCAAGACAAAGGGAATAGGCGTTATATGTTTAGCCTTGGCGTAGGTGTAAATAAAAGGGTGAACAAAAATTTTGATATGTTTGCGGGGTATGCCGTCCATCGTAATGGTACATCTTGGTACATAATACCTAGAGAGATGTTACCTAGTAAAACAATAAAGATTTACCCTGATATACCTGATAGTAAAGGGAAGTACGAAAGATACGAGGGTGCATGGACTTTATTTAAACGGTCTAAGTAAATATTTTTTTGTGTTAATAATGTTCTTGGCTCAATTCTGAGCAGTACGGGTATGCTAATCCCTTAACAAATCTTAGTAGAATGGATGATACAATCGAAACGGCGGATGCCACCGAGCCGACACAAACGGAGGTAGTCAAAGAAACGCAAGCGGATTTAGCTCAAATGTTCGAGCCAAGTTCGGAACAACCGGAGCCAACGGAACAAGAACCCGAGGTAACGGAAGAAGTTTTTATTGAAGAGGAAGAGGATGTTCTTTTACAGTCAGACGAGGATGAGGCGGACGAAGAGATGGAAGCCGAGGACGAGGGTCCAAAGCAACCTGAAAGCAAGGCCGTCAAAAAACTCTTAAAGCAAGTAAGCCGACTTACCGCTCAGTACAAAGGTACTAAAGAAGAGCTAGAGTCACTTAAAGGCGAACGGCAAGAACAAGCAGTAGCTAATAACGACTTAGACGGTATCAACGATCTTGAAGCGTTGGAGAAGTATAAAGCTACTGCGGTGAAAGCCAAGCAGTTTGCTATGCAGAATCTCGGTAAAGAATATGTCGAGCACAATGGTGAAGAGTATGATTCAGATCGAATCAATGCTTTATTTCAGGAAGCCGATGAAGCGTTAACGGTTAAGATACCCGAGCGTAAAAAATTTATTGAGACTAGGCGTAATATTAAGGAACAACTTCCTTCGTATTTTCCATGGTTGAAAGATGATGAATCTCCAATCAAAGATTTATACGAAAGAGGTAAAGGTTTACCTGAGTTAAAAGTTATACATGGTATGGCCAATGCTGAAATGATTTTCGGTTATTTGGCAGAGGGAGTATTAGCCGTTGAGCATAAAGCACAACTAGCTAAAAAGGCAAAGGCTCCTAAAAAAGCCCAACCACCTAAAGCCATGGCACCAAACACCGCACCTCGGGCGACTAAAAAGAAAGATAGAACCTCTATCCTTGGAAATGGAAACATCGACATTCAAACATTCAGTCAATTCTTAGATAACAAGGAGGAAAATTAATATGGCACAAGCTACAGCTTATAACATGAACTCTGCCCGTGGGGCTAGAGAGGACCTATCTGACCAACTCAAACGAGTTGAGCCACAAGAAACACCATTATATTCTTTACTACCGCAAAGTAGTGCACCTAATGCAATGCTTACGGAGTGGAATATTGATGACCTTGGGGCACCTAATATTCAACCCGTACTTGACGGTACTGACCTTCAGTTCGTTGGAGGCACTCCCGTAAGTTCAACCGGTTCACCCGGCCAAACCGGAAATGGTGACTTCGAGTTTAAATTTAACAATAAAGTCCGTGCGGGAAA